AACAGCCAGAGCGACAGAACCTACCGCTACGTCATTCTGGGATGAATGGAAGCGCTTGCGTCACCACATCCTGGCGGCTCTTGAACACGCGGGTGATACGCATACCGAGCATGACATCCTCGACCTTTTGCGGAACGACCAGGCGCAATTCTGGCCTGCCGAGAACTCGGCAATGATTACGGAGATTGTTGGTTACCCAAACGGCAACCACTGCCGCATCTGGCTGGCTGGCGGTGAATACGACGAATTGCGGGAGCTTGAGCGTGACCGGCTAATACCGTGGGCGCGCTCGCAAGGGTGTCGGCGTATTGAACTGGTGGGCCGTAAAGGCTGGGCGCGTCGGCTTAAAGATTACAAGGAAGTGGCCACTGTGTTGGCCAAGGAGATATAAATGTCTAAAGGCGGATCATCGCAACCTAGCGGACAGATCGTTACGACTGAAAATAGAGACCCATGGTCTGGCGTGCAGCCATACCTATCGTATGGTCTTGGTGAGGCGCAGCGGCAATACCAGACTGCGCCACAGGAATATTATCCATTCAGCACGGTAGCGCCACAATCGGCGGATACCATCGCAGCGCAAAACCTCATTCGCTTGCGGGCGCTTGGCGGTAATCCGCTAAACCCCCTGGCGCAACAGGGCGCGGTGGATACTCTACAGGGTAGTTGGCTGGGCGGCCCCCGATATCAAGAGATGTATGGCGCTGCTGTAAGGCCTGCTGTGCAGCAATTCACGGAACAGGTACTACCAGGCATCACGTCGCAGTTTGCCCGCTCTGGCAGGCTTGGCAGCAACGCACAGGCCCTAGCTACCGAGAGGGCCACAGAGGCATTCGGTCGTGGTTTAGCCGACGTTGGTGCTACGCAATATGCAGCCGAACGGGCGAGACAAAATCAAATGATCGGCATGGCTCCGCAGATAGCAGCCACTGACTACGCCGACCCGGCAAGGCTGGCGGCAATCGGCGCAACCCAAGGGGCGCAGGCTCAAAGGGAACTGGCCGACAAGGTCGCACGTTTCGGCTTCTACCAGCAGCGTCCGAGGGACATGCTTAGTGCATACATCAGTCAAATCCAAGGGATGCCGTTGTCAGGCACGGGAAGTTGGCAAGCCGCCACGCCGTACTACGAGAACCCCGTGGCAAGCGGTCTTGGCGGCGCATTCTCTGGGGCGCAGTTCGCAAATATGGTGGGCGTCAATCCTTGGCTGGGCGCGCTTGGCGGCGCTGGCCTGAGTTTGTTGGGTTAGGAGGCGGCCATGGCAAATCCATTTCAAGGACTGTTCGGCCCGGTCGGCGGTGGCACTGGCTTTGGCGGCCTTCTCGACCCCCGGTGGGCGGCGTTAGGTGGTGCCGCGCAGGCGCTGACACAAGCAGGCGGGCCAACCCGTATGCCGGTCAGCACGGGCGCGGCGATGGCGAACGCAATGGCTAACGCTACCGCTAATTACCGTCAGGCCCAGGCTGCTGGGATGCAGCAACAGATGAATAAGCTGCAATACCAGAATGCACTGCGGGCAGGAGCGTTGGCTCAACAACAAGCAAAAATTCGTAGTGCGGTATTGAGCCGCTACTTGGGTGGCCGGGGTTCGCTCCCAGGCGTGGGCACACCACTAGCCCCCACTAGTTCTGAATTAGTCTCTGCGCCTACCGGGCAAAGCGGTGATGCTTTTAACGTATCCCCACAAATGGTTAGTTCGCCTCAGTCAATGGCTGCTGCTGGACCACCGCCTTTATCTGATACCGATGCCATGCGCCTCGCTCTATCACCGGATATTGGCAAGACGCTGGGAGAATTTAAGGGTGAGGCCCGTCAGCGTCAGCAAGATGTCCAATCAAAGCGGCAGAGCATGCTGGATACAACGACGAAATGGCGGAAGGAATACGACAAGAAAGTCAACGCCATCAGCCCGATTGTAAATATGGGAATGAGGGCGCAGGACATTCTGAAACTTCCCGAAATTGGTCCGACAGCGCAGCTTGAAACACTCTACTCATTTATCACGGCCCTAGACCCAGAAAGTGTCGTCCGAGAGGGTGAGGTCAAGTTGGGTCGGCAAGCGCAAAGCCTGATCGGTTCCATAATGTTGCAAATCGACAGAATTACTAAGGGCGGCATCATCGATCCAAAGGTTGCGAAGACAATGGCAGAGCGGATCATTCAACTATCCGACCGCGCACGGGGCCGAATTAATGTCATCAGCGATAAATATAGAGCTTTGGCTATACGACATCAGTACGACCCAAAAGATGTTGTGATGAGGGATCGCGCCGATTTTAACAATGCAGAGGAAGGCTAATGGCTGACCTAGTCGAAGCCGTAAAGAATGGGCGTCCCGGTTGGGGTCTGAAAACCCCGGATGGAAGACAAATATTCTTTGGCCAGGACAAATATAAAACTCGTGGCTCTGCAAGTGCGGCTGCGGAAAAATATATGTCAGCCGGTGATATTCAACTTGCTGATAACCCAGTAGCAGGGCCGCTTTCATGGTCGGATGTCGCGACGCAAGCTGTCTCTAATTTGCCTGAAAGCGCGGTCCAGTTAGGCAGCGATATAGTACAGCCATTCACTGATCCGATAGGAACGGCAAAATCTATAGCGGCTCTTGGTAGAGGTATTTATCAAAAATTAATTCCTGGCCAACAGCCCGACGAAGCTGTTGCGGACGCTGTGGGTCAGTTTTTCATGGACCGTTACTGGGGCGTTGAAAACATTAAGCGGACATTGGCGACAGACCCAGCCGGATCTTTAGCAGACCTCGCAACTGTATTAACCGGATTTGGTGGGGCAGCAGCCCGTGCGCCGTCTGCGTTAGGTAAAGTTGGCAGGGCTGTTCAAACCGCTGCGGATTTTGTTGATCCGGTCACCGCAGCAACAAAGGTAGCCGCCCCTGTCGCTAAGATAGGCGTCGGACTAACAACGGGTGTCGGTTCTGACGCTTTAAGTGCAGCCGCAAAGGCAGGAAAAACCGGCGGCCAGATGGCCAAGGATTTTCTGGATAATATGCGGGGTAAGGCACCTCTTGATACGGTTGTGAATGACGCTAATAAGGCGTTGGCCCGTCTACGTGAAGAACGAGCGGCGGCATACACCAGTAAAATGGCGGAAGTTACCTCTGATCCAAAGATTCTAGACTTTGGCCCCATTACAAAGAAGCTGGGCGATGTCGGAGAGGCCGGACTTTTCCACGGTAAAGTCGTCCGCGAAGAAGTAGCGGGTACGTTTGAAAAGATTGCAAATAAAGTTCAAGAATGGGCCGAGGCTGATCCGGCCATATTCAGAACCGTCGAGGGCCTCGATGCTCTGAAGCAGGCCATAGGCAGCATCCGGCAAAATACGAAGTTCGGCACGCCTGACCGTAAAATAGCGGACGAGATGTATCACGCCGTCAGAGAAGTGATAGCTGAACAGGCCCCCGATTACGCCGACATCATGTCCGAATACGAGAGGGCCACCGGCCTGATCCTAGAGATCCAAGACGAGTTTAAGCTGGCGGGGAAAAAGGCAAAGGTTGGTTCATCCTTAAAGGCCCTGCAATCAATCATGCGAAACAATGTCTATACGAATTGGGGCCGACGCGGACAGTTGGCGAAACAATTAGAGAAGGCCGGGGCAGCAACCCTGAGGCCGAAACTGGCGGGGCAAGCCTTACACGAAAAAGCCCCACGTGGATTGGCTAGGGTGCCTGCTGCCGGTGCCGCCCTATACGCCTTCAGTGATCCAACATTTGTTGCAGGGCTACCGCTAACCATCCCCCGCTTGATGGGTGAGACCGCCTATTACGGCGGCAAATGGGGTGGGCTACTTGGCCCAGGCGGGAGGGCCGCATTCCAGGCAGGCCGCCTGCAAGACATGGAACCACAGCCGCCATACGCCAAGAGCGCTGGTCGGCGACAATAACCAACCCGCCCGTCGATGGCGGGTTTTTTTCGGAGTTAAAAAATGGCAGACACAATATCAGCCTATTCAAAAACGGCGGCATCCAACACGACGTTGCAGTCAATTTCGTGCGCGGAAGGCATGGCCCCATCGGACGTAAATAACTGGATGCGGGCGATTATGCAGGATCTGGCCGAGCTGTACGACGGCACCCAGTCACTGGCGACATTGAAGACCACGACCGCGTTGTCGGCAGCCGCCGGGACGGTTTCGGCGCCTTCATTGCAGGCGACAGCGGACACTAACACTGGATTATATTTCCCCGCCGCCGATACCGTTGGAGTGACTGCTGGCGGCACGGAGCAATTCCGGTTCGGCAGTATAACTGGCGGCGCAAATCCAATTCCGGGCGGAAATAAGAATTTGCTTTTGAATGGCGGTTTCACAGTGGCTCAAAGATCGTCGGTGACGGGTATTGGCGGCACCAACTATGTTTACTACGGAACTGATGGTTGGACACACTACGGAACATCCTCATCAGGCCGTTACACCGCCAGTCAAGCAACTGCTGGCACCACAGATGGCCCGTTTAGATATTGCCTACAAATTGACGTGACCACGGCTGACACTGACACTTCGGGCAATAACATCAGTGCCGTTCTCCAAAAGATGGAAGGGCAGAATCTACAGCACTTGAATTGGGGGCAAGCAACTGACGATTATCCGTTGGCTTTGAGCTTCTGGGTTAAATCGCCAAAATCTGGCACTCATTGCGTTGCGGTGTATCTTCAGGAAGGAAATGACTCATGCTGCACGGAATATACCGTCACGTCGGCAAATACTTGGGAATACATAACTGTCGATTTCCCCGCCCCCGGCACCTCTGTCCCTGTTATCGACAACGATGCTAATGCAAGCCTGTGGCTGGTTTTTCCGCTGATGGCGACTGGCACGTACCAATCCACAGCGGACGCATGGCAGACCAGCACAGAAGGGTATGCAACATCAAACCAGCAGAATTTACTCGACAACACGGGCAACGATTTCTTTCTAGCCAATGTGCAACTGGAATTAGGTAGTGTCTCCACATCGTTTCAAGCAGAAGATTACGGGACGACATTAGCTAAGTGCCAACGCTATTACGTTAAATGGACTACTGCCAGTGGAGTTGGTCTGGCTGGAACCTGTAGGAGTACATCAACTGGTATTGTTGGCGGGTTAGACTTTCCAACCACAATGAGGGCAGCGCCAACCATGACATGGGGAACTTTTAACACCATCGATTCATCTGCCGGCGGGGTTGATGGCACTCTGTCCACCAATGCGGCAGGGATTCATAGTGTAACTGCTACGATTGCCAGTGGTTCAGGATATGTGGATGGAAACGGTCTTTTTGTAGAACTTAAATCTGGCCAGGTACTTGAAGCAGCAGCGGAGTTATAACTATGAAATATTTTAAGCATATCGACAATGGCCGCACAAAATATTATGCAGCAGAAGGTACTCCGAATGTGAATATTCCGCCAGACCCTAACAATACGGACTACGCCCGCATGATGGAAGAGGTCGAGGCGGGCACCTCCACGATCCAAGAAGTAGACGGCACCCCCGAATGACCCGCCTCGCCGCCGCCCTCGCAGCCGCCCTCGTGGCGGCTTTTTTAATGCCTGCCGTCCAGGCCCAGCAGATGCCTTTAATCTGCCAGGCTCATCACAAGATAGCTGACCGGCTGTTGCAAGAATATCGGGAGATCGTCGTCGCCCATGGGCTTGCCGGGGATTCGCTATTCGAACTTTTCGCGAGTTCGCACGGGAGCTGGACAGTCGTCGTCACTCGGCCCAACATGAATAATTTGGCTTGTATCCAGGGGACCGGGACCGATCTCTCTATGACCGGGAATAAGTACCCGCCACCGAAAGCTGACCCCGCGTGACGATCAGACCTGAAAACATAGACGCCGCTGCCGCCGGATCGGGTTTTGCCGCATCACTTTGGAATTTTATTCTTGGCGGGGATTTCAACACTCTGCTCGGCACGGCCATCGGCGCTCTGTCGATTATTGTCCTCATTCAAAGATGGCGCATAAATCGGAAAGCGTTGCGCGCGGAAAGCGCGGCAGAAAAGTGATTTCATATGGAATTCGATCTTCGAATGCTCCTGTCTGTCGGCGCTGTTTTTGCGAGCGTTGTCGCTGCCATGGCAATCGCCAGACATCAAATTGGCGCCATCACCGCTCAACTTGAAGAATTTAAGGCGTCAATCAGGCAACTCGATAATCGTCTTGACCGCATCGACGTAGAAACCAACAACCTGCGTCAGCGCGTCAACATTTTGACGGACATCTCTGCGCCGTCAAATCTGGAAGCCAAAGTTCGCGAACTAACGTCTCTGGGAAAAGACGTTGAGCATTTGAAAGAAGAAATTCGTCGGCTGGCGCGGGCAAGTTAATTGGTCGGCGACAACAATGATGTTGGTCGCGCAGGCGAATATCTGGCGGCGGCCTGTCTTGAAAAGAACGGCTGGCGCGTGGTCGTGGCGACGACGGAAGGCGTTGACTTGATCGCCATGAAGGACAAACGCATCAAGCGTATCCAGGTCAAGGCTTCGAAATCACCACAAAAAGATGGCCGGTGGTACCAATTTATGACCAGCCGCGGAATACGGCGGCGGAAACTCACGAAGGATGACTGCGACATCGTTTGCCTGGTGGCCGTCGATCTGGACGTTTGCTTATTTCGCCGAGTGCAGGACATCACCACCCTCACATCGACAATAGCGTGCGATATGATGACGCCAGAAAATGAAGAAAAGAGTTTCAAAAAGGCATTCGGTAAATGAGAAACCGCGCAGAAATTGAATTGCGCTATGCCGAATATCACGAAATTGAAGGCTACATCATAAACGGCTGGAAGTTCAACGGGCCGTTGAAAGGCCATACTGAAAACTATGACTGTCTGGTCTACCGCGAATTGCCGGAACGTATTTTCAACCGCCCCAAGCCGATAGAAAAAATGGACGCAAAACAACTTTCCGACGATTTGAAAATGGACGAAGGCGTCAAGCTGAAGCCGTACCATTGCACGGCTGGCGCCTTGACGATCGGCACCGGCAGAAATTTAGACGCCATAGGTATTTCCGCCGTCGAGGCGATGGATCTGCTGGACAACGACATCAAGCGCACTGTCAGTGAACTGAATGCCGGGTTTCCGTGGTGGAGCAAGATGCCGGAACCGGCCCAGCGCGGTCTGGCGAACATGGCATTCAATCTCGGGGTGCCCAGATTACGAGGATTTTCCCGTATGCTGGCGGCCTTGAAGGATGGTGATTTTGACACCGCCGCAACGGAAGCCCTGGACAGCCAGTGGGCCGACCAGGTCGGCGAACGGGCCAACAGAATTTCAGCATTGTTTTTGAAGGCGGAAGAAGACACCAATGGCTGACAATGTGGTCAAGGTCGTTGAGACCTCCCGCGAATACGAATTGCTGGCCTCTGATCTGGCGCCCCCCACCGGGGACGACGCGCAAACTTGGTGCAATCAGACGGCTGGGTTGCTTGATAAGTTCCGGGTGATCCCCCGGCTGATAATGCTGGCATATATATACGCCTTTTATGAATCCACGATGTGGTTCATGGCGCTGTCAGATCCAACCAATGCACAGGCGGCATTTATTTCCACAATCGTGGGCGCGGGTGCTGCGTTCTTCGGACTCTATGTAGGAAAAGGCGGATCGCCGATGCCCAGCGGGCGCAAAAGATGATCGCACTTTTAGGCAGTCTTCTGGGCTTTTCCACGTCCATTATCCCTGAGATTCTCGGTTTTTTTAGGCAGGGCCAAGCCAACAAACAGGAATTAGCCATGCTGGCAGCCAAGGCACAGTATGCTCAGGCTCTGTCCACCATGAATTTACAGGAACTGGACGCCAAGGCTGATATAGTAGAAACGGAAAAACTCTATGAACACGACATGGCTCTGGCCGCACATGGCGGCTGGGTTGTGTCCCTTCAAGCCAGCGTCAGGCCGGTCATCACCTATCTTTTCATGGGAACATTTATAGCCGTAGAGGTGGGCTTGGTATACTCACTGATTGCAAATCAAGACGTTGATTGGCCGACGGCTCTGGAAAGTGCCTTTGGGGAAGAAGAAATGGGGCTATTGGCTTGCATCATTTCGTTCTGGTTTGGAAACCGGGCCATGAGCAGGGCAAGGGCGACGAAGAAATAGCTGTTTCACCCGCCGCTTTGCCTTTGCCACAACTGCATCCCTGACGTACCGCGAAATTGAAACGTCACCACGGGCCTTGTCCACCAACGCGCGGTCTTCATCTGACAGATATACGTTGATGCGGTGCGGCCACTTATGGCTGCCCACCGGACGGCCAAGTTTTTTTTGATCAGTCATTCCATTGCGCTTCCAAATGGGAACGGTTTTCCAAGGCGCCGGTTTCTTTTTTCCGCCTTAATTCCAACCGCGCAATATCGTCCTCTATGGCGGCTCTGCGGCCTTCATCGGCAGGTGTCTTGCCCTTGATCTTGGCAAGTTTTTCATAGAAAACTTCAATCTCTTTATTAAGGGCCATAACCTTCTCCAAATTACTTTCACCCCAAATGCCCCGCTCTAAAATCGGGGCAAGAGGGCCGTTTAGGCCGGTGGGGCGGGGATTAGCTATTCTCTTCCAGCCGTGCCAATATCGCGTTGATCCGGCGGGGATTGCCGACCGCGGCCTGCTGAACGCGAGGCCTCGCAGCAAAAAGCCTAGCGGCTCGTTTTTCAGCCTGCGACGATGGTGCGGTTTCGACAATCCATGGCCTTTTGGCCGGATTATATTCGACGCGAATACCCAGCGCCTCAAGCCGGTCAGGATTTTGCGGCAAATCGGTGGAAAGCCAGCCACCGCGGTGATGGCTCGAAAAATCAGAAACTGCGGCTGCGAAGCCGTTACTGGCCATCTGGCGCAAGCACCGCTCTTCAGGCGCGGTGATCTTTTCGGTTTTGCCTTTGAAAGTGATCTTTTTCATCGATTTTCTCCTTTGCTACACCCTTTATATGGGTGCATATAATGTTTTTACAAGGGCTTTTTTCACCCCCATTTAAGTTTTTGTAAAAATGTTCAACAATGAAAAGGAGAGCAACCGGCAAGTAGAACAAAAAGGGGGCAATAGACACGCCATGCGCGCCTATTGCCCCGTAAGTGTTTGATTTATAATGAAC